TCTGGTCAGACAAAATGCCCTACCAAGCAGGTGAATTTAGAAAACCTATGGACCCAAAAGACTGGCAAGAGATTGCAGATGCTACAGTAGCATTCGATGAAGCATACTCAAACCTACAGAATGGTGAGAATAGTGCATTCCCTCAGTGGGGTAAAGAAGAACTACAAGAGAACTTCGACCAAGCATTATATAATCTACACAAGGACCAGAACAAGGTTGCACACTTTCAACATGCTAATGCAGGTTGGGGGAAGGAAGTTACAGCAGATAACTATACAGCCTCGGATAAAGATTCTATAATGTTAGCTATTGGGGATGACCCAGAGATGATGGAGAAGTATAACAGAACTATGCGTCAAGAAGGTTTATCTAATGTACGCTATCCTGAACAGGAGAAAGGTTTCTGGGAAAAGTTTGGTGCAACGTTCAGTCAGATGAGTTCTATAGCAAACCACACCAATGCAAGAGCAACGGGTGCAGCGCGACTCAATAAAGAAGTATACGACATTCCTGTAGAAGAATTTACTAAGGATGTACCACAGAACTTTCATGCGGCTATATTGGAAGAGGTAGATGTATATGGCGAAGCAGCAGGTATAGAGAAGCGTAGGCAGATACTAGAAGACATTACGACTCACAACATAACAGATAACATGCCTTGGTACTCCCAGTTAGGTTACGGGCTACTGACAGCGGTTACAGACCCACTATCTTATGTAGCGGGTGCAGGTGTAGCTAAGGGTGTTGGAGCAGCCCATAAAGGTGTTGCAACGTTCCAGCTGGCTAGTAATATACAAGGCCGTACATGGGCAGCAAGTGGTCTATTCAAGAACTCCGCTAAGGTAGTTACATATGCTGGTGCTGGTGCACTAGAGTCAGGGATAGTACAGTTACCACAACTAGGTGGTGATGCTATGTACACAGCACGTGACTACGGTATGGACATTGTAGTCGGTAGTGTATTGGGTACTGGTCTTGGTTTAGGTGTAGACGCAATTGGTGCAGGTGTGGCCAAACGTTCAGCTAATATAAAGCTAAGAAACAAAGAAATACTAGAGCAAGAAAAGCATGTCGAAGACATGAAAGAAGCTAAACACAGACCTGAAGCAGATGCAGAGAAAGAAGTAGAAATACAGAACGCTGGCAAATCTCAAGAGACTGTGAACGAGTGGGTAAGTGAAGTAGATGATACACCAAACGAAGTAGTCACTGGTCACGCTAACATCAACCAACCGCTACACAAACAGAAGTTCACTCCTTGGGAAGTAGTCAGTAAGATTTCTACTAAGAACTATCAGAAGGTTGCTAAAAAGGTTCGTAAGTTATTTCCAGAAGACTCTCATGTAGGTATATTAATTAACCAACAGATTGGATTGAATAACAAGAAACTTACACCAGCGACTAAATCTGTATCAGAAGAAATCAACTCAGAGATTATACACTTAGCATCCGTATACCCTGATGGTAAAGTACCAAAGAGTGTAGAGGATACTATAAGAGGTGTAGGTTATACACAGAAAGATGTACGTACAGTTAATGTAGTAGACCAAGTTCTACAAGGTAAGACAGCTAATCAGACAGGACTACTAACTAGATACGTAGATAAGCTAGAGAAGTTGGAGGGAGATAACGCACCCAAGCCTCTAACAAGCCTAGACTTCTATGCTCGCTTTAGTGACATTATGAACATGGGACGTAAAGCAGATAAAGATGATATATTCACCTTAACTCAGGATGTTCCTAAAGAAGTATCGTTTATAAAAGATATGATGGAAATGAACATACAAGCTAGGAAATCTAAAGATGCAGACTTCAAGAAGCAAGTAGAGCGCCTTAACGGTATCGTAGCGAAGAAGTTAGATGATTTAGATGCACAGAGTAAGGAAGAGATGTTACGTTCGGATGGGGAAGTTGTAGGACTTACAGCTATATTCAACCAACAGACTAAATCTTACGGTAAGCAAATTAAGTTATCTGGTGACGAGATAGTAAAACGTCTACACGAGGAGGGCATACAACCTAAGACACCTGAGTGGAAAAAGAGATTCGCACAGTTGCGTAAAGGTTCTGCTTTCGTAAGCCCAGAAGTAAACAAGGTGGGTAAACTAGACAAGTCTGTAGTAGGTACAAAACACACCTCACAAGACGTGGATGCTCCCGAGTCTGAAATTATAAACGATGCGCGTATAGAGTTAGACGAACTAAACAAACTGCCACCAGAGAAGTTGGAAGCAGCAGACAAAGCTCGTATCAAGGAACTACAGTCTCAGATAGATACACAGTTTAATGAGAAGTCTAAAGGTTTAGAACATGAAGCAGATACAAGTGATATCCTACCACGTACTATAAGTGAAGTAGATTCAGTAAATGCCTATAAAGAACCTACATTAGAGAACTTGACTAAGTTACGTAATAAGTTACGTGCAATAAACAAAAAGAATGGAAGTACAGTTGTACCAGAGCAGATGGATGATTTGGCTACACGTGTAAAGTTAAAGAAGATAACAGCACGTCTAATGAAGAATCCCGCAATTACAGTACAGCGTGTAGTAGATAATGGTACGCTTGGTGATATCGTAGATGTAATACGTGCATCCAATACATTAGCTAACACAACTAAGATGGAAGTAAAACCTGCAAAGAAACCAACAGCAAAAACACCAGAAACAACAGAGTCAGTAGATACAGTTATTACACCTAAAGAAGTTGATTTAACTAAACCTATAACTGAAGAAGAAATCGACATATTTGTAAACGAGCCTGAAAAACTTACACCTGACGAGACAGTAGAAATAACTACTCGTGCGAAAGCAGCAACTAAGCAGCTTGTGGAAGAGAAGGCAAATAAAATCGATGCGGGTATTGCGGAATGGCAACGTACTGGTGGTGAGAAGCTATTAGTGTTATCAGCTAAACCCAACGGTACAGCAGATTATGTAGGAAGATTATTAACTAAGATGACAAAGAGTGTTGGTGAAATCTTTGTTGACTCTAACCTTACAACTATGAGATGGTTCGGAGCGCATGTAACAGAACTTGGGCGTGGATTCGGTGGTAAAGCTAAACGACAGTTTTCAGCAGCAATCATTAAGGACCAGACATTCAAGGGAAGCATTACTAAAGGTTTACCACAGTATCGTAAATCTATTGATGCGTATGCAGCAAGTAAAGGTAAGGGTGCTATAGGTAGATTAAAAGCCAGAGAACGTTCTGGTGAAAGTGATTCTACTGTAGATGCGTTCAACAAAGAGGTATTCTTAGTACAAGAGTATCGTAGGCAGGGCAAACCTATTCCTAAGACTGTAGACAAATCAGTGACGGACTTTGTAGACCAGTTTGATTACTACATGGACCACAACCACAATGTATTAGTGGATGCCGATGCAGCAGGATTTACAGCAGGACGTAAAGTCAAGCACTATATCCCGCACGTGTGGCAGAGAGGACAGACTAAGGGTGCAATCAGGAAACATGGTAGAGCTAAAGTTGTTAGCGTGTTAGCCAAAGGTTACAAGAACCTTGACGACAAGTTGACAGATGCACAAGCTACTAAGCAAGCAGAAGACTTATTGGAGAATATCAACAAGAAGTTTGAAGCTGGTGATGCAGACCCGTACAGTCCAACTATGGATTCACGTGCAAAGACTAGAAGAGACATAGATACAACTACCGAGATAGATGGTTTACGTGTTATGGATTTACTAGACACTGATGTACAATCCGTAATGACTAAGTATAGTCAGCGTGTTGGTGGATGGGTAGGTTTATCTAAAGGTACTAATGGACTAATCAAATCTCAATTAGATGTAGATACGTTTATAGCTAGTATGAAGAATGAAGCAGCCGAGAAAGGTGTTAATGTCAACCGTCATGTAACAATGGTAGAAGACACAATAGCACAATTACTTGGTAGACCTACATCTAACTTCTTTAAGAAGGAAGCAGGTCTAACGCCAGAACTTCGTAACTTAGCAGACTTAGCTGTACTTACTAAAATGGGTGGTTTAGGTTCTAGTCAGTTGATTGAAACTGGTCAAGCTTTAACACGGTCATCATTAATGACCATGAGTGACCCCAAGGTAGCTGAAAAGATACTTAGTATGGGTAGGGGTGACAAGAGCGACAGACTGCTTATAGAAGAGATTCAAGGCATGTCAAACATCACTGACGACCTAGAGTTCTTAGATAGACAACAGGTACACTTAGACCAAACTCAACTAGACGAAGTTGGTGCAGTCCGTAAATTATCCATCAAGATTGCTGAGTCAGCAACAGGTGGAGAGTTAAAGGCAGAGGCATCACGTGGACTAGGTAAGTTGTCTGGTTATAACATGGTACGTAGATTTCAGAGTCGCGCAGTACAGGGCAGTTTTGTATTAGACGTTGCCAACCACTTTACAAAAGGTACTGGGGTAATGGGTAATGCAAGAATGGCTGATGTTGGTTTAACAGATACACAAGGTATCAACGAAGGACTGAAAGCCATGTTTAAGAAACATGCTGAGTTCGACGAGAATGGTATACTGAAGAAGCTTAACATAGAGAAGTGGGACAAAGATATTCGTGACGAAATGGCTTACGCTATCATACGTGATGAAGCACAACAAATACAACGTACACACGTTGGAGAATTACCACCTTGGATGAATAAACCTATCATGGGTTTGATATTCCAATTCAGACAAATGCCAATAGTAGCTAACAGTAAATCGTTAGGTAGAGCAATTGCATTTGCTGATAAAGAGGCGGTGACTGGTGTAGTGTTAAACACAGCTATGGCAGGTTTGGTACGATACTCTAAGTTCGCTTTGCTAGGTACAGCAACAGCAGCGGTAGTAGGTAAATTAGGAAGTGATAAAGAAGTTACTTCTGAACAAACTCAGATAGACAGGTACATAGCACAGCTGGGTATAAACTCAGACTTCTACGATTTAATATTCGGTAGGTCTGGAGTAGCATCCGTAGACACTGACAACGGTTGGAAAGCCTTTGGTGAAAGTGCCTATGATGCAGTAAGCGGTCAGATACCTGTAATGGGCTTGATGAACGATTACTTTGAAGCTGGTGCGACTGGTATGGCAGGTGACTTAAAAGGACTAGCAGACTCAGCAGAGAACTTGATGATGTTAGGTAATCTAGCATTAGCTGAAGTTATGTTTGCAGCACTGCAACCTTTAATAGACGAGTTACCAACTAAAGCGAGTTTACCTGAGTTACCTAAATTTAAACCTGAAGTTAAGGCACGCACTCCTAAACCAACAGCAGAGAACCTATGGTAGAACCTAAACCTAAGTCAACTAAAGCTTTACATGGCAACCGAGCCATAGCTAAAGTAGAAGAGACAGAAGGGCCTTTAAACAGTATGGAGAAACGTATTGTTGAACTTGAAGGATACAGTGCTGGAGACTACGACGATGATGTAGGTGTATCCACATCAGGAGTAGGCCAAACTGGCGAGTTCAAAGGAAAGACGTTTAAGGAAACTGTTAAGGTCTTTGTAAACAAAGCTAAGAAAACCTTCAACAAATTTGATGAGTTTGATGACGAACTACA